CTCTTCGCGGAACAGGTCCAGCTCACGATCGGCAGGTCAAGTACCTCCAAAATCGTGGATTTCATGTGCGTGAACGTCACGATGGGCAAGTCAATCCCCATGGGGTTGAGGCTGCTCTACGTTCACAAGCGGTTTGGACGATGTTCGCTGAAGCGGCAAATTTTGTGGCGCGGGGTGCCCTCCTTGTTGTGTGGAATGCTAGCGCGCGTGATATTACGCGTTGCGTAGCTCTCATAGAGCAAGGGTTTTGTCGCTTAGGTGATGCTGATTTCCGACCGTTCACACTATGTGTGTCTGAGCACACCGTGCAAGACACGCAGCGTCTAGCGAGGTTTGAGCATATGCTCCGAAGTCTGTCTCCTCAAGTTAGGAACTACTTTCGAGTGCTTCGAAGAACCACGATCCCCCTGATGGTCCAACCTGCGGAAGCAGCCAACCAATTAGGTCGTGAGGTCGTTGTCTGTGCCACAGACGACTATCACGAGTCCGTTCAGCTAGCGGAATGTTTGCCATACAATGGCGTTGAGCTTTTCCTTGTTCTCCACCGCTTTGTGGGTGATGCAGGAAGCTTGCATAGCTACGCTTGGATGAGATCCCGGGGAGGAGGGATCATTGCCCAAGCGGACCCCACCGGAGAAGTGTACGAGCACCCCGACACCGAGCCATGTTTCCAAATGTGTTCTCAAGTTAGATGCTTTGGAGATCAATATGTCTTGCGTCGTCGGAACAACCCACTTCTGGTAGGTGGAACAACCCTTGCCTGTGAAGGAGATGTGATCATGAAAGACGGTTTGCCCGTCTTCACCAAGATCTTGCTCAAGTTCCAAACTGAGCTCTCTCATCGCACGCAGGAAGGACATTCAGTCGCACAGACTCACAAGCGCATCGTGGAGGCTATTGAAAAGGCCCACCCCGTCCTCGTTGCGTTCTTTATGCGAATGAAAGTCAACCCTTTTCTGGCGACTTGCCGTGAGGCGGTCCAAGGTTCCCAAGATGATAGCTACTGGATGACACGTCAGTCCTATTGGACCAAATTCCTGGATTGGCTTGGTCTCTTGAGCATTGAGCGCAGGGCGGCAATGATCAACGCTTCAAGGCGAGCGTTTGGCTCACCCATCTCAAGCTGGACTGAGTGGTTCAGTGGATTGGGAAGAGCAACGATCTGGCTGCCTTTGGCTCTCTTTGCAGCGTGGCGCACCTTGAGGGGAAGAGCCCCTTCACCGAGGGTCGGCGAAATGACGTTTCATTGGATAGGTCCCTCTCTGTGTTGGGCCTTTTCGAGGAGCGTTGGATTAGCCGTTCACTTGTGGAACATGGCACGCAGAGGCATCTCTAAGTTCAAACGGGCTTTGGAGGGCACTAGCCCAGTATCCGTTTGGGCCTCAGTTTCGGCCGCAAGAACCAGATTGGGTTATTTCTCTTGGGAGGATCTTCTAAGAATGACTTGCGATGGCCTTGCTAAGGCGATGACTTGGTTGAGACGCGGATTCGGCATTGGTTATGCGAAACTCCGCACTGTCAAGTGGAAAGGTTTTCTTCCTGGCAGTCTCAGCACCTTCTTGTCACCAAAAGCAGGCACAGCTAGCTTGGCACTCTCGGTACCACCGCCACGACCACTCGCCGCGCTCCTGCTTAATTATTGTGTTGCAACGCCTCTGATTGAAGAGAATTGCAAAGAAATGGTGGGCGCACTGGCATGTCATCTCACAGGTTTGAGTGTTCAGCGAGCTCGCCTGTTGAGTCATGGTCTCTTTGGTGTGTTGGAAGGCTTTGTTCAGAAGATGCAAGGCGAGTGTGCAGATTGGCACCGCTCCATGATGGTTTTGCACCAGGCAGGTATCCACTTGATGTTCGCATCGGTTGGACCAAGCGTGCTTCGTCAGGTTTTGGCTCATGGGGCTTGGAACTTCTACGTCATAGCGCGTGGAGGATTTAAGTTCCGGCCCCCACCTCCTGACATTGCAGGTTCGGTCTCATCTCTGCCCATTGGTTTTGGTCCAGATGTTTTCGGAGCGCAAGTCCAGCCAGAAAGCTTTGCTGTGGATTCCATCCCGCGCCTGGAGTACGGCTTCCATCCCTTGCGTGATCGCTACACGATTCCCGACCAGTTGGGAGCTAATCTGGAGATTCATCCGGATTTTCTCGTTGAGTGGCAACAGATTTACCGCACGAAGGAGCCAGGCGTGTTCACGTTGGGTTTGGAGACGGGGGTTCCCCTCATAGCTCCTAGTTCCACCGCGGAAATGCTGAAATTCTTAGTTTACCAACGACTAGCCATCGCAAATGTGAGTAACATCGACATTCGCGAAGTGGTCAATTTCGACTGGGTGCCCACTGCTCAGTGTCCAGAGTTCGACACTCTCCTTGAGCCATGGTTGGAGCACCAGAAGAAAGATCCTGTAAAGAAACGCCGCTACGAAAAGCTTGTTGAAAAGTTCAAAGGAGGGCGAGGTTTAGTGGACTTGTTCACGGCTAAAGCCTGGATAACAATCATGGTTAAAGCTGATGAGTTTTTGATGCGCGAGGAAGGAGTCAAAGCTCGCGGCATCATGGTTGTTCCTTATGAGTACCAGCTTGCGATAGGACCTTATGTGTTCTGGCTTGCGGCTCACCTCAAGCGTGCGGTTTTCTCCTATGAGATACAGGGAGGCGTCCTTGGACCTGTCTGGGTGACTTATGGAGCGGGTCTCAGCTCTCACCGTTTAGATGAATGGTGGGCTAGCACGCTAGGTCGTTCAGGTGTCCATATTATTGCGGGAGGCGACGACTGTGCAGTCGTGCTCTACATCGAAGGTTCACGTTATCTCGTTGAATCAGATTTCAGCAAATTTGACGCCAGTCAGAAAACGGGAGTCCAGAAGCAGTTGCGTGCTTTGTTTTCCCGTTTCTTCGGCAACGTTGTTGCTGATCGTAACTTTGACATGAAAACATTGCCCATGCGTGTGGGGGCAGGCAAGTTCAAAGTTGCAACAGTATACCACAGATTCTTTTGTAAGGATTGTGGTGTGCATGGCCCTAAAGTCGTTCCCAACAAGAGATTCACTTGTGAGGATTGTGGACGA